GGGTGCTATCGTATCAGAGGGCGAAGAAGCTGACGATGCCATCGCTATTAAAGCTAGTGAGCTAGGCGATGACTGCATTATCTGTAGCGTAGACAAAGACTTCGACCAAGTTCCTGGTTGGCACTACAACTTCGTCAAGAAACAAAAGTATTATGTAACACCAGAGGAAGGACTACTGTTCTTCTACAGGCAGATACTCATGGGTGATAGGATAGATAACATCATGGGTATCAACGGCATAGGCGATAAGAAGTCTCTGAAGCTACTGGAAGGATTAACCGAACAGGAGATGTATGATAAGTGTGTTGAACTCCACGAGTCTGAGGAGCGTGTGATTGAGAACGCGAGACTGCTATGGCTCAGGCGCAAGCCGGAAGAGATATGGACTCCACCGAATGAAGCAGCCCAATAAAAAGAAGAAGCGAACTGGCAGACCACCCAAAGGTTACGATAGCTGGTTCGAATATGACCTCCACCACAAGCAGCTCAAAGGCTGTAAGTGTCACTCCGACACTGTTAAGTACGTCCAGTACAAGACCTACCTCCCTGACTTTATCTACCACGATGGCAAGAACACTATCTACATAGAAGCCAAAGGTAGGTTCAGGGACAGACAAGAAGCTAGGAAGTACGTGGACATAGCAGAAGGGCTAAGCAAACATGACGAACTTGTTTTTATATTCTACAACCCGAAGACTCCCATGCCAGGAGCGAGGAAGAGAAGAGATGGAACAAAATTCACACATGGCGAATGGGCCGAGAAGCAAGGCTTTAGATACTTCACCGAATATGACATCCCGTTTAGCTGGAGTGTTAGATAGCCTCTCGCTATTAGCTCTCCCTGTTATTATGTGTTATTTCTTGTTCGGAGGGCCAAGCCTTCATCTACACATGATAGCTTACTTTGAGTCTATGGCTACCTATTACACTGACAGAGCTATTATCTGTGGCTCCTGGGATGATTAGGCTTCGTGGTTCACTACAGCTTTGAGCAAGACCTTCTTCTAGCTGCTAAGACAGAGGAGCAGGTAGCTCAGTGGTTTTCTGATGAAGGCCATGAAGTAATAGAACTAAACAACGATTACCGCTACGATATAAAAGTAAAACTAAAGACTGGCGATGTCGTATTGATTGAAGTTAAAGAAGACTTTATGTGCAAAAGAACAGGTAACGTAGCAGTAGAGTTCCAGTGCCGTGGTAAGCCTTCGGGCATAGATAGAAGTGAAGCAGCGTACTACATCTATAAACTACATACACCTGAGGGGGAAGGATTGTTTGCTGTGTCTAGCGCAAGGCTTAAAAAGCTAATTGCCGGAGAGAAGTATCATTCAATCAAAGTAGGAGGGGATAGTGGGTCAGAAACTAAAATGTATTTGTTTGATATTGACACAATCAAAGAGAACTTTAAGAGTCTAACAATGGGTGACTGAGATGAAGCATCTAATAATACCAGACACACAAGTAAATCCAGAGTATCCTATCGACCATCTGGAGTGGGCAGGTAATTATGCAGTAGATAAGAAGCCTGATGTTATAGTCCACTTGGGAGACCACTGGGATATGCCCTCACTGTCCACCTATGACGTAGGCAAGAAGAGCTTTGAGGGTAGGCGGTACACCAGTGATATACAGGCAGGGGTAGAAGCTATGGAGCTGTTCCTAAAGCCTATACGTAAAGAGCAGAAGAGATTAAAGAAAGGCAAACGTAAGAGATGGAACCCTAGACTGGTGTTCTGCTTAGGCAACCACGAGCATAGGATAGAGAGAGCAGTAGAGTCAGATGCTAAGCTGGAGGGACTGATAAGCTATGATGATTTACAGCTTGAAGAGATGGGCTGGGAAGTCTATGATTTTCTTGAGCCAGTTATTCTGGATGGCATTGTATATAGTCATTACTTTACTAGCGGTGTTATGGGCCGTCCTGTATCTAATGCTAAGCTACTGCTTCAGAAGAAGATGATGTCGTGTGTACAAGGCCACGTACAAGACAGAGACATAGCCTTCGCTAGGAAGGCAGACGGGGCAGCAGTAACAGGTATCTTTGCAGGTATCTACTACCAGCATGATGAGGATTATCTGACACCACAGACTAACGGTAGCTGGTCAGGTGTCTGGATGTTAAACGAGATAGATAACGGGAGCTTCGATGAGATGCCTGTGTCTATAAACTATTTGAGGAGTAAGTATGCACTGGAGAAAGGCTAGGCGTATAAAAGCTAACGCTATTACTAAATACATTTTAGACTACTTAAAACTAGACTATTCGGCTTACTTTGACACAGGTCATTTTAGGATAGACTTAAATCAAAGAACTCCGCTACAATACTTTTCAACTACAGGAGCTTATGGGTTTTACACGAAGGATGAAGAAGGTAATATAGGTTTTCCTACAGAACATCTACGTGCAAGTACCCCTAAAAGATTTTATGAGCAAGTCCTTATGCAGTATTTAGAAGACATACCTCCTTGGACTGAAATGAGAGAACTATTAAAGAGTAGACCACGATGAAAGTTAAATCAGATAAAGTAGCAGCAGGTTGCCTGACGAGTGGCAAAGAGTACACAGTGCTGAGCAAAGGGGACAGAGATGCTGTCATTACCAACGACTTAGGAAAACAGTGGATTATCCGACTGACTGGGGACTGTCCTAATCTGCATCCGAATGCAACTTGGACTATCATTAAAGATAGTATAGACGATGCTACACCAGAGGAATGGGATGAGGTAGCTAAGAAGCTGAGAGAAGAGAAGGATGAGGCACTATACAGAGAGGTAGTGCCGGAATCAGACAAAGAAGTCAACAGCCCTGCACATTATAATACAGGGACTGTTGAGTGTATCGAAGCTATTAGCTCGACACTAAGCGGTGAGGAATTCCAGGGTTATTTGCGGGGAAATGCGTTAAAGTATCTTTGGCGTTGTATGTATAAGGGTAAGACTAAGCAAGACTTAGAAAAGTGTAAATGGTATCTTGACAGACTAATCAGTACCTTGTAGTATAAGTACTGAAGACTGTCATATCTTCTGTCTCCTCCACCTGCCTAGTCAGTAGATTCCGTCTTGTCTCTGGCTAGGTAGGTTTTTTTTTACTCCGTCATACCAGCCATAGCGTCACTCTCAACAGTTTCCGCTGCTGCCACTCCAAGGTAGCCAGCTTTACCTAGCTTAAGACCAGCCATTCCTATTGACTTTGTAAAGTCCTCT